CACCATGGCGGACCTGCTCTCATTATTAATCCAAGCTGGGTTGTGGAAAAAATTTCTGTCGACGGGTCCCGACCACACGGTCCCCTTGCCTTTGGATTGAGGGGTCCGTTGGGGGGTGGATCTGAAGCAGCTCCGGCGCGCCACCGGGCGTGCCGAGGTCGAGGCGGTGCGCCAGGCGATCGGCGTTCTCGATGTCGACTGGGCCCGCACTGCTGCCGCCGAGAGAAGGCGCCTGGTCGCCGAGGCGATGGCCGCTGCCGGGCGCACCACGTCGATCGTGCCCGCGCGCATCGAGGCCCCGTTCAACGACGCCGCGCAGGAGGTGGTCGCTGCCACGCGTACCGACGCCCGGCGCAGCCAGCGGCTCGCGATCGGGGCCGAGTTCAACGCCATCGACCGCCGCGTGATCGACCACGTGACCAGCTCCCAGGGCAACTTCGTTCGCAACGAGTACGGCCGCCGCATCGAGGGCTTCGGCGAGGAGGCCCGGCGCATCGTTGCCACCGGACTCGAGGAAGGGCTCGGGCGTGACGACATCGCCCAGGCGCTCGAACAGGCAGCCCGCACGGCACTCGTCGACCGCGCCCCGTTCTACTGGGAGACGGTCGCCGCCTCGTTCATAGCGCAGGGCCGCTCCTACGCGCAGATGAGCAGCTACGCCGAGGCGGGCATCCGGCAGTACCGCATCGAGGCGGTGCTCGACGAGCAGACGACGAACATCTGCCGCTACCTGCACGGCAAGACCTTCTCGGTGGCTGACGCCCTCAGGCGCTTCGACCGCATCGAGCAGCTCGAGGACCCGGAGGCCATCAAGCAGGCCATGCCGTGGGTTCGTGAGGCCCAGGATCGCGAGACGGGCCGCACCCGGCTCTACGTGGACGGCGGCGCCGGTCGGACCGACCTCGCCGAGATCACGCGCTCGGCGATGGGCACGCGGGACGATCGCGGCGATTTCCGCGCGCTCGCCAGCGACACCGCGCTGAACGAGGTGGGCATCGGCTTCCCGCCGTACCACGGCCTCTGCCGGTCCACGACGCTCGCGGTCGTGTAAAGGAGCTACACCGCGTCGAACTCAGGGCGGTAGTGAACGACGCCAGATATCCCGTCCAGACCGCCGGGCGCGAGTTCCTGCACGAAGAACGCCTCATCGTGTCCCTGCTCCCAGCGCAGGCCGTGGGTACGGGCCGGAACGAACCCATGGCGCGGGTAGTAGTCGACGTGGCCGAGCACGACGCAGAACGGATGACCCTCTGCGCGCAGGCGTCGGAGCCCCTCGGCAATCAGCCGCCCACCGATGCCCTGGCGCTGTTGTGAGGGAGCGACGGCCATTGGCGCCAGGCCGATGCCGTGAGCTACGCGACCGTCGGCGTCGGCCGCGACCGGCGAGAACGCGATGTGTCCGACGATCGCGCCGTCCCGGGTCGCCACGAGAGACAGCATGAGCGCGCTGCTCGTGCGGAGTGCATCGACCAGCCGCGCCTCAGCGTCGGTCTCGAACGCCGCCACGTTCAGCGCGTGAACGGCAGCCTCGTCTCCCGGCTGCTCCTGTCGAATGTCGAATTTCATCGGGGTACGAGTACCACGTGTCCCCTCCGTGCGAGGTCGGCGGCTTTGCCTCTGCGGAGGACGACGCATGCCCGAGACCAAGCCGCGCGAGCCCGAGACGACCGTCCCGACCACCGGGGATGGGCCGCCTCCGTCTGCGCCCGGGCGGACCGGGGACAAGACGGCGAAGCAGGACGCGCCCTTCGTCTGGCCGCGCGACCTGAACGCGCCGTCCACCGACCAGCCCGATTGGGGCACGGACCCGGAGGCGCTGCGCGATGTCTGAGCGCATCGACAAGGCGCTCGCGCACGCGCGTCGCGTTCTCGCGGCGAACGCCGGCCTGCGCGCCGAATCCACCGAGGTCGAGAAGACCATCTGGGGCTCGCCCGCGGGCAAGAAGCGCCTGGCGGACCGCCTCGTGGGGATGCTCCCGGCGCACAAGACCTACGTCGAGCCGTTCGCCGGCAGCGCGGCGGTGCTGTTCGCCAAGGAGCCCTCGGACGTCGAGGTCATCAACGACGCCGACCTGGAGATCGCCGACGCCTACCGGCTCATCAAGAAGCTCTCCGCCGAGGGGCTCGCGAAGCTGAAGAAGCTGCCGTGGGTCGGCGACGAGAAGACGTTCAAGCGGCTCCTCGACGTCGAGCCCGAGGACGACGTCGAGCGGCTGCACCGCTTCCTGTACCTGACGCACTTCTCCTACGGGAAGATGCGCGGCAAGAGCTTCAGCCCAACGGTGGTCGGCGTCGAGGCGACGACCATCAAGCGCATCGAGAAGTTCGCGCCGCGCCTGAAGCGGGTGAAGGTCTACGGCGGCGACTACGAGAAGGTCGTTCGAAAGTACGACGGCAAGGACACGGTCTTCTTCCTCGACCCGCCGTACCCCGGCTACAACGTCGACGTCGGCGAGAGCGAGTTCGACGAAGAGCGGTTCTTCAAGCTGCTCAAGTCGCTCAAGGGCCGCTTCCTCATCACCTACGGCATCCGAGGCAAGTTCCCGGAGCTGGTGAAGGACAGCGACTTCTGGACGAAGCGCATCCGCACGCGGCGCTCGATCGCGCACATGCGCGGCGTCGGCGGCAGCTCGGTGCTGACGCAGCTCCTGGTCGCGAACTACGAGCCGACCACCAAGGCGCTCGACGACGAGTTTGTCCTCGACGCGTGGGACGGCGCACTCGACGACGGCGCTGACGACGTCGAGAAGGCGCAGCCCTTCGGCACGTTCGGCGGCTCGTTCCACTACGCGAAGCGCATCGTCCCGCTCATCCCGGCGCACAAGACCTACGTCGAGCCCTTCGCGGGCGCGGCGGCGGTGCTGCACGCGAAGGACCCGAGCAACAAGGAGGTCATCGCGGACCTCGACGACGACGTGGTGTTCCTCCACCGCAGCATCAAGGCGATGACGCCCGAGCGCGTCGAGGAGCTGCGCCGCCGCTTCGAGTGGACCGTCACGCAGGAGAGCTTCGCCAAGGCCCGCGACATGACGCCGAAGGACGACGTCGCGCGCTTCTACAAGCTCGTCTTCGTGCGCACCCACGCCCGCGACTGCCGCCCCGACGGCACGCACCCGGCGCAGCAGCACCTCGGCTCGACGACCAACCCCGAGAAGTACCTCAAGGCCGCCGAGCGCCTGAAGGACGTGAGCATCCTGCGGCAGGACTACCGCAAGACGATCGAGGCCTACGACAGCAAGGACACGTTCTTCTTCATCGACCCGCCGTACCCCGGTGAGTGGTTCGACAAGGACAAGGTCATCGACCTCAACGAGTTCATCGACGCGCTCGCGAAGGTCGAGGGCAAGTTCATCGCAGTCCTCAACCCGACCCCGGAGAACGTCGCCGCCTTCAAGAAGGTCGGGCACGTCTTCCGACTCAAGGTGCGCGAGGCCTCGGGGCGCGGCGGCGCCAAGCAGGCCATGCGCCTCTTCGTCGCCAACTTCCCGGTGCGCAAGGCCGCGGACTTCGAGCTCGTCGCCAAGTGCGAGCACCTGCCGCTCGATCCGAGCGTCGACGAGCTGGTGTTCGACAAGCCCTCGCGCCTCGTGAAGGGCATCGACCCGAACGACGAGCGCTTCGTGCTGGGCATCGTGCTCGAGCCCGAGGTGGTCGATGCGCAGGGCGACATCTACTCGGTCGAGGAGATCCGCGCTGCCGCCCACCGCTTCATGGAGGACTTCGGCGGCCTCGGGCTGATGCACCGCCTGCGCGTCAACGGGCAGGTGAAGGTGCTGGAGAGCTATCTCGCGCCCACCGACTTCACGATCGGGGAGCTGGCGGTCCGCAAGGGCACGTGGCTCCTCGCCGTGCGCGTGCTCTCCGATGAGCTGTGGGAGCGCGTGAAGACGGGCGACCTCACGGGCTTCTCCATCGGCGGCTCAGCCCGCCGCGTGCCCGAGCCCGCTCCTGTTCCGACGTCGGAACAGCCCACGAACAACCAGCCCGCCTCGGAGGCCGCCGCATGACGACGCCGATGAACAAGGCGGACGACGGCGTGCATCGCCTCGTCGACATGGTCGTCGAGGAGGTCTCGCTCGTCGACCGCGCCGCCAACAAGCACCGCTTCCTGATCGTGAAGAGGGATGACGCCATGGACGACGACAACACCACCGACACCACGACCACCGACCAGTCGCCGTCCGCTGCGCCCACGGCTAAGCTCGACGACGGCACCGCGCTCGGCGCAGCGCTGACTGCGCTGGAGAGCCTGACCGGGCTCGTCGAGCTGCTCGGCTCGCTCGGCGCAGACCAGGCCGACGCTCGCCTCGCCGAGCTGGCCGAGGAGCTGCGCTCCGTTGCCGAGCAGCTCCTCGCCCGCAGTGCCGGAGCCGACGAGGACATCGAGGCCCGCGCCAAGAGCGACGGCGCCAAGCCCGCCGCCCCCAGCGACTTCGCCGGCAACGTCACCGCTGCCAAGCAGGCGCTCGCCCGCCTCGCCGAGCTCGCGGTCAAGGTGCCCTCCACGCAGACCGAGGCGCCGGCACAGCCGGAGCCGGCGCTGGCCGCCAAGGACTCGCCCGCGACGGGGACGCCGAGCGTGACCGACTCGCTCGCGAAGCTCGCCGACTCGTTCCGCGCGCTGTCGGAGACCGTGAAGGAGCAGCAGCAGCGGCTCGGCCGCGTCGAGAAGCAGTTCGGACTGCCGAACAGCGCAGCGCCCGCCGAGCGCATGTCGAAGGCCACCGTCGAGGACGTGGGATGGCCGCTCGATCTCAACAAGCCCAAGGACCGGGAGAGCGTCGACAAGGCGATCTCCTTCCACGACCTCTGAACCCCGCCGGAAGGAGCCCGCGCCCATGACGTACCTCGACAATCGCACCATCCTGGAGAAGGCCGATCTCGCGCTCGCCGACCTGACGGCGGGAGGCGGCATCCTCAAGCCCGCGCAGGCGCAGAAGTTCATGCGCCTGCTCATCAAGCAGTCCGTGCTCATGCAGCAGGCCACGGTCGTCCCGATGGCCTCGCCGAAGCAGCAGATCTCGAAGATCAAGTTCGGCAGCCGCATCCTGCGCCCCGGCCAGGAAGCCACGGCGCTCCCGCCCGCGCAGCGCGCCGCCCCCGACCTCTCCCAGGTCGAGCTCGACGCCAAGCTGTTCAAGGCCGAGGTGCGCCTCTCCGACGAGGTGCTCGAGGACTCCATCGAGCGCGGCGAGCTGCGCCAGACGATGATGGAGATGATCGCCGACGCCATCTCGCGCGACATGGAGGAGGTGCTGGTCAGCGGCGATACTGCGTCGGCCGACCCGTTCCTCGCCACGATGGACGGCGTGCTCAAGCAGGCCACGAGCCACGTCGTCGACGCGGCTGCTGCGCCGATCTCGAAGGACCTGCTGCGCGATCTCGTGAAGACGCTGCCCAGCGAGTACCTGCGCGACAAGAGCGCGATGCGGTACCTCACCAGCGTCGACGCGGACCTCGACTACCGCAACTCGCTCGCCGAGCGAGCCACGGCGGTGGGCGACAAGTTCCTCGAGGGCGACGCGCCGGTCCTCTACTCCGGCGTGCCGGTGCAGCCGATCCCGCTGTTCCCCGAGAACCTCGGCGCTGGGAGCGACCAGACGGTCATCCTGCTCTGCAACCCGAAGAACATCCACGTCGGCATCTGGCGGCAGATCCGCATCGAGTCGGCGCGAGACATCTCCGAGGGCACGCTGAAGATCGTCGCGACGCTCCGCTTCGACGTGAAGTTCGCGGAGGAGACCGGCGTGGCCAAGGCCATCAACGTGCAGCTCTGAGGAGGACTGAGCCATGACCGACACGCTGCTCGTTCGTCTGAAGCCCTACGACCCGCGCCGTGGCCACGTGCTGCGGCGCTACACCTACGCCGGCATCAAGTTCCAGGAGGAGCGCGGCTGGTACCGCGTCGAGAGGCCGGTGGCCGAGTACCTGCGCGCCGTGCGCGAGGTGCCCTCGGATCGCTACGCCCCGCTCGCGTTCGACGTCTGCACCGAGGCCGAGGCCAAGGCGCTCGACGCGGGCGAGAGCGAGGCCGCGAAGGTCAAGCGCAGCGCCACGGACGATCTGAAGGTCGTGCCCGCGCGCACGGCGGTGACCACCGAGGACCTGCCGCCGAAGCCCAACACGCCGCCGCCGTCCTCGAAGGACGACGACGGCCCCAAGCGCGGCAAGCGCGAGCGGGAGTGACGTGTACGCCTCGGTCGCCGACCTGCGCGCCGAAGGCGTGACGGCGGCCGAGGCGAGCGACGCACGCCTCGATCTGCTGCTCGACGAGGCGTCGCGGCTCATCGATCGCGTGACGGGCTGGTTCTTCGAGCCCCGCACGCTGACGCTGCATCTCTCTGGGCGCGGCGCGCCGAGCATCGAGCTTCCCGTGCCGCCGATCCGCGTGGACCGGCTCCTGCTCGGCACCGTGGAGCTGTCGCTCGACCCGAGCGAGCTGCTCGTCGTCGGCGCGCCCGTCCAGCCTGGCTTCGACGGCCCGCGCTTCACGCGCCGGCACGGGCGCGTGTTCCCGCGCGGCCACGGCAACGTGGTGGCAGAGGGGCTATGGGGCTTCACCGAGGACGACGGCACGCTCACGGGGCGCACGCCGCCCGCGATCCGCCGCGCGACGATGCTCCTCGTCCTGCGCTCGATGGCACCGCTCGCTGACGACGCCTCGTTCGAGGCGCGCAGCCGCTGGTGCATCATCGAGGAGCGGACGCGCGACCAGAGCTACCGGCTCGACCCCTCGAAGGCTTGGGCGTCGGCGAGCCTCACCGGCGACCCCGAGGTCGACGCGCTCCTCGCGCTCTACGTGCGACCGAGGCCGATCGGAGCGGCGTGATGCGCGGGCGCCTCATCTTCCCGTTCATCGCGGAACTGCATCGCCTCGACACGCAGGCGATGGCGCCCGACTACGACGAGGACTTCAAGGAGCCCGCCCTCGTCGACACCGACGACGATGGTGTCGGTGAGCCCTTTCGTCGCGAGCATCCGCCGGTGCGCGTCCCCTGCCAGGTGGAGCCGGAGGCTTTTGAAGCCTTGCGCATGGCGACGTCCGGGAACACGCCCAGGTCGAGCTTCGATCTCGTCTTCCACTTCAGGGACCTCGAGCGGCTCGGCCTCGTCGACGCTGCCTCGGGCGACGCCCTGATTCGTCCGAGCGACAGGCTGGGCGCGCTCTACGCGCGCGACGGCCAGCTCGTTCAGGCCGTTCGCACGCCACCCGGTCTTTACGTGACCGAGGCGCGTCCCATCGGCTTCGGGCTCCATCGGCGTCGGCCCAGCCGCAACCTGCTGCTCGTCTCCTTCCAGGACCGCGCAGCCGCACGGAGTGGATCATGATGCGAGCCCTCATTTTCAGCGCCCTGGCCGCCCTCTGCCTCGGCGCGCACTGCCGACCCATCGACGGCTGCATCCGGGGCGCCACGCGCTGCACCAGCAACGCAGCCGAGATCTGCGACGCCGACGGCAGCTACCACGAGCTCGCCGACTGCGACGACGTGAGCGAGCGGAGCGGTGCGCCCTTCGTCTGCGCGTACGTCGACGAGGCGACCGAGGACGGTCACATCACCGGGCACACCTGCGTGCCCGCGAGCGACGCGGACGCGGCGGCGGGAGGTGGGCGATGAAGGGCTACCTCCAGTCGCTGCCGGTCGTCGGCAAGATCTTCCTCGACGTGAAGCCCGAGGAGGTTTGGGCCTTCTGGCGCTTCATGCAGGACCACTTCCGCACGAGCGTCATCAACAAGTCGAGCGCGCTCGAGATGCAGCTCGTCGCGCGCGGGCTCGAAGCGCTCGGCGTCCAGAGCAAGGAGCGCTTCCTCAAGAACTTCACGACCACCATCGGCCGGCGCATCTACACGCCGTTCGAGGTCGGCTCGCCCAAGGGCGGCTGGGACCTCTGGCACCAGGTCGTCATCTGCGTGCACGAGCACCAGCACGTCGTGCAGCACGATCGTGAGGGCCTCTCCTACGAGGTCAGCTACCTCGCGGACCGCGCGGCCCGCGCCCGCTGGGAGGCCGAGGCCTACCGCTCGAACCTGGAGCTGCAGTTCTGGCGCACGGGCACGACGCCCTCGGCACAGCGCACGGCCTCCGTCCTCAAGGACTATGGCTGCCGCGACGAGGACATCGAGGTCACGGCCAAGTCGCTCGCGCTCTCGGCCATCAGCGTGAGGAAGGGCGCGGTCATCAACGAGGCGACGCACGTTGCGCTTGGCTGGCTCGACGAGCACGTGCCGCGCCTTCGCTTCGAGCAGGGGTAAGCGATGGCGGTCTCGCGCACGGGAGATTGGGCACGGGCGCGGCGGCTCCTCACCGCTGCGCCACAGCGCCTGCAAGCGGCGATCGGCACCGCCGTGCGCCAGGAGGCTCACGCACTGCGCAACGACATCGTCCAGGGGCTCACGAGCCAAGCGCCCGGTGGCGAGCCACTGAAGCCGCCGTCGCCGCTCACCATCGCCGCCCGCCAGCTCGAGGGCTTCGGCGGGAGCAAGGCGCTCATCGTCCGCGGCGACCTCCGCAACTCCATCACCGTGATCGTGCAGGGCGACGAGGCCTTCATCGGCGTCTCGCGTTCGGCACGCTCGAAGGATGGTGCCTCGATGGTGGACCTCGCGAAGCTCCACGAATTCGGCGGTCCGCCGGTCATCATCCCCATCACGCCGAAGATGCGGCGCTTCCTGTTCGCGCTGCTCCGCAAGGCAGGCAAGGAGCCCACGGGAGGCGGCGGGCGCGGCATCATCGTCGTGCAGGTCCCGGCGCGCCCCTTCCTCCGGCCCGCGTTCGACAAGTTCCGGGAGGGCGCCAGCAGGCGGTTCCTCGAGCGCGTCGCCAGGGAGCTTGGCCTCGCGCCCTGATGTGAAGGGGCGCGTCCCCTGAGCACCAGGTCCCGTGGCTTTGCCTCCGCGTGGCCCTCCCGACTCTCAGCTCCGTGCAGCCTGCCGCTGGGCCGTCCAGCGGCGGCGACCTCGTGCGGCTCGTCGGAGCCGACCTCGCGAACCGGGTCCGGGTGCTGTTCGGCGGTGTGCTCGCCGAGGTGCTGTCCGTCCGCGACGAGGCCGGGCAGCGGATCGTCGACCTCCGCACGCCGGTCCACGCGGTCGGCGTGGTCGACGTCGAACTGCAGAACCTCGACGCGGCGGGCGACCCGATCTCCGGCGAGTCCGTGGTGCTCGCGAGCGCCTACCGGTTCTCGCGTCCGACCGTTGCGCGCGAGGCCGATCTCACTCGCGTCATCCGGCAGATGCTGCGCGAGCTGAAGCGCCAGGTGCTCGCCAACGTCAGCGCCACGGTTAGCGTCGACTACGACGACACGACGCTCGACGGGCTGAACGTCATCGCGATGGCGAAGGTGCCGTCGCTGGTTCTCTCCGGGCCGACGCTTCGCCCGAACCGATTCTACTCGGCGAACGTCGCCCATGAGGACGTTGTGGGCGGCGTCTCTGGGCCCGAGCTCGTTCGGCGCAAGCCACCGTACACCGTCGACCTCGTCTTCTCGCTCACCGCCGCGTCGGAGCGGACCGCCGAGCTGTTCAACCTGATGGCGGCGGTCGCGACATTCCTGAACCGCAACCGCTGGCTCGAGCTGCAGCGCGATCCCGCCGACGCGTCGCGAGGCACCGTCCGCTGGGAGCTCGACGCCGATGGCGAGTTCCGAACGCAGCTTGCGGGCAAGGACGACGTGCGCGCGTTCACCTGCGGCTTCGTCGTGCGCGGCTTCGACGTCGACGAGGGGCTGCCCCTCGATCTCGGCAAGCGCGTCACCGAGCCCGAGCTGCTCCCGACGCAGGCCATCGCTCCCGGAGGTGCTCCGTGACCGTCTCTCTGACCAACACCAGCGGCCGTTGCCTCGTCTTCGTGCTCGCGCACGAGACGTACTGCAAGGCGCTCGGCGAGTGCCGCTGCGACGTCGAGGAGGGGCGCCGGGCACGGCGCACGGCCAAGTCCCTCACGCTTGCGAGCGACGTGACCAGCCCCGCGCTCGATGACGCGGTGCTGACCATCCCCGACGTCGTGCGCGCGGTGAAGCGCGGCGACCTCGCCGTGAAGCGCCACGTGCCTGAGCTGCCGAAGCCCGTCGTGGCCGCGACTCCACCCTTTCACACGACCTCGCTCGCCGAGGTCAGCCGCCCTGACGTGAAGGCGAAGAAGAACAAGCGAGGTGCATCGTGAGCGGACAGCTCCTGTCGTCCAAGGTCGTCATCGTCGAGGAGGAGCCGAAGGTTCGCGGCATCCCCTCGGCTCCTACCTCCGTCGCGGGCGCGGTCGGCGTCACCGAGCGCGGCCCCATCGGCGAAGCCGTGCTCTGCACGTCGTTCGACGACTTCCAGACCAAGTTCGGCGGCTTCACGCCCGACTCGGATCTCGCGCTCGCTGCAATGGGCTTCTTCGAGAACGGCGGGGCGCAGCTCTGGGTGGTCCGCACCACGCACTACTCGAACGTCGCCAACGCAGCGACCGCCACCGCCATTCGCGCAGCGGGCTTCCTCGTGGCGGGCGGTGGTCCCACGCCGGGCATCCTGCTCGGCGCCGCGCCCGGGCCCTTCGTGCTGAACGACGGAGACCTCGTTCGCCTCGCCGTGGACGGTGCGCCTGATGCCGACGCCGTGTTCAACGGCTCGGCGGCCGCGATGGCGGCGGGCGGCGCGGGTCCGTACGCGCTCGCCGACGGCATGGAGCTGCTCCTGCGCGTCGACAA